TCTATCTCAATCTTGGTCCATTGGTTGATTCTGTCTATAAACAGAAGCCATCGGCTGAGAAAGTTATCACCTTCATGGACAAAATCTGTGAAGAGAAGATTCAACCTTATATCGATCAAAGTTATCAGAATCTTGCTGAATATGTTCATGCGTTCGACCAAAAGATGCAGATGAAACGTGAGGGTTTGTCTGATAAAGGCATTTGGACTGCAAAGAAACGTTACATTCTAAATGTGTACAACAACGAAGGTGTGCAGTATGCAAAACCAAAACTCAAGGTCATGGGTCTTGAAATGGTTAAGTCATCTACACCTACCGCTGTACGTGCTAAGATGTATCAATTGGTAGATTTGATTGTGAATACTAATGAAGAAACGGTACAGCAATTTGTTGCCGATTTTAAAGAAGAGTTTCGTAAATTACCCGTTGAAGATATTTCTTTTCCACGTGGTTGTAATGGCTTGAAAGAATATGCTGATTCTGCTACAATATACAAGAAAGGCACACCAATACATGTTAAGGGTGCAATATTGTACAATCATTTCCTTAAACAGCATAATCTAACGACTAAGTATCCTTTGATACAAGAAGGTGAGAAGTTAAAGTTTACCTATCTTAAAACACCAAATCCTTTCAGAGATATGGTTGTTTCGTTTCCAACAAGACTGCCGAAAGAGTTTGAGTTGCAGGAATATATTGACTATGAAACTCAATTTGAGAAAACGTTTCTTGAGCCGATTAAATTGATTCTTGATTGCATTGGTTGGCAAACAGAAAAGCAGTACACACTTGAAAGTTTCTTCACATGAAAAATATACGAATCATTAAAACTGGTATTGATGTTTCTAAAATACTAAAACAGTTAAGAGAGTATCCTGAAGATTGGAATTATCAACAACAATTACCAGATACTAAAGTTTTAGACCCACACGTTTACATTAGTCAAGCGGCGGTTCTTCAACTTGTAATTGGTACAATTAATCATCCAGATGAATATGTTTTTGATTCTGAAGGTTGTGCGCCGGTGCCGGCGTATTATCGACACACTGCTGCCGTAGGATTTTTAAGACGACACTTTAAAGAATTTAAACGTGCAGGTTTTCTTGCCTTACCTGTTGGCGGTGAAACTGGAAAACATGTAGATTTTGGAAAGTATTATCTGGATAAAGATAGGTATCATTTATCAATTCAAGGTACTTATCAATATAACGTAGAAGATGAATCGATTCACGTTGAACCGGGAACTTTATTTTGGTTTGATAATAAAAAAGAACACTCTGCAAAAAATACTGGTGTTGAGGACCGAATTACTTTAGTGTTTGATGTGCCACACTCAAAAAACAATCCATGATACATGTAATACTACCATTTTTGACTGCTATTGCTCTATCGGGTATTGCTGCATATTACTCGGTGATTGGCCTTGCACAGATATTTCCAGGTTCATACTGGCCTATCATCATTATGGGTTCTGTGCTTGAAGCAGCAAAACTGGTAACTGTATCATGGGTGTACAATCATTGGAAGACAACATTCTCTGCACTCAAACTTTATTTTCTCATTGCTGTGGTGTTGCTGATGGGCATCACATCGATGGGAATTTTTGGCTATCTGTCAAAAGCACACATTGAACACTCAAGCACAATAGCACCACAAGCAGCAAAGGTAGAAATCTATGATGAAAAGATCAAAGTTATTCAATCGCAGATTGATAGGAACAACAAGAACCTTAGTCAGTATGATGAGGCTGTCGATCAAATTATGGGCAGAACGAAAGATGAAAAGGGGGCTGAACGGGCGAACCAAATTCGTAAAGCCCAACAGAAAGACCGTGAGAGAATCATTGCTGAGACTAAGAGGCTACAAAAAGAGATACAACTACTTACGGAAGAGAAACTCCCTTTATCGTTGGAAGTTCGCAAGGCTGAGTCGGATTTGGGACCTATAAAATATGTGGCAGAAGTAGTTTATGGCACACAAGACCGTGATCTAATCGATAAAGCAGTACGATTGGTCATCTTCATCATTATCATTGTGTTTGACCCACTTGCTGTATTGCTATTGATAGCAGCAAATCAAACGTATCGTAGAATCAAAGAGAATAAAGACGAACCAGAATTAATTAAAAAGGCAGTAAAGAAGAAAAAACTTGACAACACACCGTCACGTACATTAGAATCATTTTTTGTAGATGATAAACACACGGTAATACCAAAAGACAAAATTGCAGACATTGGAGATATGAATGAGCGTACTTGATAAACTAAAAAAGGCATCGACGATCAAAGAAACGTCGGTACTTTCCAAATCAAAATTCTTTACAGAAAAAGATATGATTCAAACCGATGTGCCTATTGTGAACGTGGCATTATCAGGTAATCTTGATGGTGGTCTTACACCAGGTCTTACGATGTTTGCAGGTCCATCAAAACATTTCAAGACAGCATTTGCTTTGCTTATGGCAAAATCATACATGAACAAGTATGATGATGCCGTTGTTTTGTTTTATGATTCAGAGTTTGGCACACCACAATCATACTTTGATGCGTTTGGTATTGACACTGAACGTGTGCTTCACACACCAATCACCGATGTCGAACAGTTGAAACACGACATCATGAATCAGTTGCAAAACATTGAAAAAACTGATAAAGTAATTATTGTGCTAGATTCAATTGGTAATTTGGCATCAAAGAAAGAAGTGGAAGATTCAATTGAAGGTAAATCTGTTGCTGACATGAGCCGAGCAAAACAGATGAAGTCTTTATTCCGTATGGTGACACCACATTTAACAATCAAAGATATTCCAATGGTTGTGGTTAATCACACATATAAAGAGATTGGTATGTTTCCAAAGGATATCGTGGGTGGTGGCACAGGCTCGTATTACTCAGCCGATACAATCTGGATTCTTGGTCGTCAACAAGACAAAGATGGCACAGAAATCGTAGGCTATAATTTCATCATCAACGTAGAGAAGAGTAGATATGTCAGAGAAAAGTCTAAAATACCCGTTACTGTATCTTTTGACGGTGGTATTAACAAGTGGTCTGGTTTATTGGATATCGCACTTGAAGGAAATTTCGTCACTAAGCCAAGCAATGGTTGGTATGCTAAAGTAGATCAAGAAACTGGTGAGGTGTTGGATAAGAAACGATTTGCAGATACACAAACCGAAGAATTCTGGAAAGACATTCTTGCAAATGAAAGTTTCAAAGAATACGTAAGGAAGAAATATGAGATCACTTATAGCAGCATTCTTGGAGAAGATGCCGTTTTGGAAGAAGAAGATGAAGCCGCAACATAATGTTGATTATGTTTTGTTAGATTCTGATGATAAATCGAAAACTGCCGTAGGTGTTAAAACGGGTAAGTTTGCTGGAATTTTATATCATTACAATAAGGCAAGATTGACTGAAGAAGAAGATCATGCTAGAATGACTTTTTCTTACACAGTAATATCAACGTCAAAAATTCCAATAGAAGATTTAATACAAGATGCAGAATTTCAAAACTTTATTGGTGACATTTTAACCGACATATTAATGAGCCAAGCGGAGGCAAATGAAAAGATTAGAGACAACGATTCTGAAGAATTTGATATTTAATGAAGATTATACAAGAAAGATTATTCCTTTTCTAAAGACCGAATACTTCACAGACTCAACAGAAAAAATTCTGTTTGCAGAGATCAATGATCACCTAGAACAATTCAAGCATCTTCCCACATACGAATCACTTGTTATCAACTTCACTGAATCACGTAAACTGACTGAAGAGCAGGTTAGAAAAGCAGTTGAAATGATTCGTGAAATCAATGCAGACAAAAATGATCCTACCGATGTAGATTGGCTTATCAAGCAAACTGAAAAGTTTTGTCAAGATAAAGCGATCTACAATGCTATCATGAAGTCTGTTAGCATTCTTGATGACAAAGCAAACAAAGAAGACAAAGGTATGATACCAAAGTTGTTGAGTGATGCACTTGGTGTATCATTTGACAGGTCTGTTGGTCACGATTACATTGATGATTCTGACGACCGATTTGAATTCTATCATCGTCATGAAACAAAGATACCATTTGATCTTGATTTGTTCAACAAGATTACCAAAGGTGGTCTGCCAAAAAAAACACTGAACATTGCACTTGCTGGTACAGGTGTTGGTAAGTCGTTGTTCATGTGCCACGTTGCAGGCTCTTGTTTGGCACAAGGTCTGAATGTTTTGTATATCACAATGGAGATGGCTGAAGAAAGAATTGCTGAACGCATTGACGCCAATCTGTTGAACATTGATATTGCAGACTTGAACTCTATCAGTAAACAAGATTATGATCGAAAGTTCTCTGCACTCAAAGTCAACACACACGGCAAACTTATCATCAAAGAGTATCCTACCGCAGCAGCATCAGCACTTCACTTTCGAGCATTGTTAAATGAATTGCAACTAAAAAAGAGTTTCAAACCTGACATCATTTTTATTGACTATCTTAACATTTGTGCAAGTGCTAGAATCAAGCCTGGTGCTAACGTAAATAGTTATTCTTATATTAAGGCTATTGCAGAAGAATTGAGGGGTCTAGCGGTCGAGTTTGATGTTCCTATAGTTTCTGCTACACAGACCACCAGAAGCGGCTTTACGAGTTCGGATCCCGGTCTAGAAGACACTTCTGAGTCGTTTGGGCTACCAGCAACAGCAGATTTTATGTTCGCTTTGATAAGTACCGAAGAGTTGCAACAATTGAATCAGATACTAATTAAGCAACTAAAAAATCGTTACAATGATCCTAACTATTTCAAAAGATTTGTCGTGGGTATTGACAGAGCAAAGATGAAGTTGTATGATGTAGAACAGTCGGCACAAGATGATCTTGTAGATTCTGGTCAAGTTGATGATAAACCACTGAATACATTTGGTGATCGTGAACGTCAATCTAGCATGAAAAATAAGTTTGGGGGATTCAAAGTATGATTCTCAGTGAAATCGTAGATTACTTTGCTCAACATCAAGATGATAGGCATATTCCTGTCATCAGTAATCATGATTGGAATTCTCTTACCCAGAAATATGAAAAAGACGATATTAGAGATTCTTTGGCATGTTTTATCATGAAAGCAGGCACTAAGTTTCCTCTAAAAATAATTTCTAAACAAGATATGCGTGAGTTGTTTCATGAGTTCTACAATACTTCGATGGAAAAGTTATATAAAGACTTTGATGTGGTATTGGAAAGATACGACTACAAGTACAAATATGAAGATGCGCCGTTGGGTGTAATTGACAAAACACATTATTACAATTCAGTCTCAAATTATTTCCAGCAAGAAAACCGTATGAAGTGTGGGTCAAACTCTGTTGACTCACCGATGGAAATATGGTATAATGAAGATAAACTAGCAAAGATGAATTGGCACTTTTGGAGAACGGGTGTCATGGAAGGTAAAGATATTGATGACAGTGCATTTCGTGCGGCATTTAGACTTGGCACTTACACTGCAACTCAATTCAAACCCACAGTCGCAAAGGCTTTGTATGAACGTCATCGTGCCGAAAATGTTTTAGACACATCGTGTGGGTGGGGTGATAGACTTGCTGGTTTTTATGGCACACCAAATACCAAACTGTATGTTGGTTGTGATCCCAATCCAGATGTGTTTGGGGTGTATAAGAAACAATGTGTAGAGTATGAAAAGATCATAGGTGGTACCCCTAAGTTGATTGAAAAAGAAGATTATTTTGAGTGTCGGGGAAAAAAAACAGTCAAGATTTGGCGTAAACCATCAGAAGATGTTGACTGGTCGTTGTACAATGATACTTTTGATTTGTATTTCACTTCACCACCATATTTTGAAACAGAGAAGTATGCTTCTGACACAGCAGCAGTATCAGAACAATCATGGTCAAGATACAACTCATTTGATCGTTGGAAGTATGACTTCTTTTTCAAAGTGACGGAGATGGTTTGGCCCACAATTCGTCAAAATGGATTCATGATGATCAACATTATTGAACCTAGATCAAAGAATGGTGTTCGATTGAATCTGTGCGATGACATGGTAGATCATTTTACTGCATTTCCAGACTCCAATTATGTGGGTAAAATTGGTATGCGTATGATGGCCAGACCGAACGCTGAAGAGTTGCAAGGTGTGTTTATTGAACCTATATGGACATTTCGCAAAGGAAGTTCCAACTATGAATTCAACAAAAAAAGTACCTTAGAGGTGTTTTTCGAATAGCATAAATACTCATTATTTTGGAGATAATTTATGGCAAAAACTTATTCGGCTGCTGAATTAACTAAGATGCAAGAACTTGGTTCTGCTTGGATTTTTCGTCGAGCTCTCAATGACAATGTTAAGTATAATAGTCCCGACGATATTAGAAAAGATAAAAAATTTTCGGAATTAGTTGAAATTTATCCTGCCATAAATGACTCTTGGATAAAAGCATATTACGCACAACAAAAAAGAATACTTCAAGAGTTTTCAGGTACAAAATTTACAGAGTTCACACGTGATGGTGGATTCATGGACTTCATCACAAAATTAGTTGCCCAAAAGTTTAAAATACCTAAAAAAGATTCGTGGGATCCTGCCGATATTTGGTGTGTATGTAATGAAACCAAAGTCATTAGTGAGATCAAGAATGCAATGACCAAAGAAGGCATGGCATCAATTGTGGAGTTGAATGCTATAATGAGAACTCTTTACAAAGAAAGAAAATTGGTTGGAATATCTCTTAAACTCATTTCTGGAAAAGAAGCAAAGTATGAAGAGGTAAACTTAGATGAATCATTATTTCCCGATGTAAAAAATTATAACTTTGATGTCTCTTCAATGAAATGTTTTCTTGGTTTGAAGAATGGATTGTTTTTTGAAACACAAGATTGTCGTGTAGTTGTTGATGTAGTTGAAGATGATAAACCCCAAAAAATAGATTTTCAAATTAAACCAAATACAACATCAGAATTAGCAAATTTAAAATTTGAACCTACAATGAAAGGTGCATCTGCTGCTCGTTTAGGTAAAACGCCTTTAGATAAACTTGCTACACTTTTAAAAAAATACGATGTTGATTTTGTAAATAATTATAAAAAATATCCTAGGTCTTCTTCTGAATTTAACGATCCTTCTTCAATAGAATATGCTAAGATGGCTTTTGATCATATCAAACAGAAAAAGGTTGATGTTGGTAATTGCAGAACCGCCGACGAAATGATAAAAAATTTTCAAGTTGTTTTTACTAAAGATCCACATATCGCTACCTCTAAATTAATGCAACTTAATTTTTTATATCATGTAACATCTTTACCAAAAGAAAGAATGGATGATTTATTTACTGACATGACATTTTTGGCGCAGAAAAAAGGTAGAGAATTCGGACCATTCGGAAAATTGTACTAATGAAATTCATGGACTATTTAAAAGAAAGTAAAGAAGGCAAGAATGTTCATCTTGAACATCTTGAAGACAATGTATTAAATGGTGGTGTATCTGGCGCACGTGAAGCGATAGATTTTCTTCGTTCTCTGCGTAATATGCTTGCTGGTCATGCAGGTTCAAAGATGAATGTAACAACAAAATGGGATGGCGCACCTGCTATCTTTGTCGGCACAAATCCAGAGAACGGCAAATTTTTTGTTGGTACTAAATCAGTGTTTGCAAAAAATGCAAAATTAAATTATACTGATGAAGACATTGATGAAAATCATCCAAGTGAAGGCCTTAACAAAAAATTGAAACTGGCATTGGCATTTCTACCAAAGTTGAACATCAAAGGTGTATTGCAAGGTGACATGATGTTCAGTAAAGGTGACATTGAAAAAGAAACAATTGCTGGTGAAGAGTATATTATTTTTCAACCAAACACAATTGTGTATGCTGTACCAGCAAAATCAAAGTTGGCACAAGCAATGATGGCAGCACAAGTTGGCGTTGTGTTTCACACATCATATTCGGGTAAGACACTTGA